CCAAGGGAGTAAGGCCATATCTAAAGAGCCGTATCTCATTACTGTTGGTTCCATTACTATATGAATCTCGTTCATGTAGTGGCCCAAACATTCTTTCAAGCTGTTAAGCTCATTCGTGTTTTTGTAAAACGTATCGTGATTACCAGGAATGATGTCCATAGTCATTCCACGATCTCGCAATTCCTGAAGAAACACTTTGCGGTTGTGGCTAAGAGCTTTAAAGTTTACAAATTTGCGATGGTCATAGAAGTCTCCAAGATGAACAATATGTTTTATATTTTGTTTATCACATTCTGGAAAAAAAACATTCTCGTAAAAATCCTGAGCGTTATTCAGAAATATTTCAGAACTATTGCGGATACCACAATGGGTATCATTCAATATAGCAATTTTCATTCTAAGAAGTCACCTAAGTCCGAATCTACCGATTTATTGCGTTTTTTGATTTTTTTCTCTTGCTTAACCAATATTTTAGTATGCTCGTCAGCCGTTCGTATTTTATTGATACGATCACGCAACGTGTCCACAAATGCTCCAGCCACATAATTCGCTACATTCTCTCCACCCATGCTTCCCATATCCATAAAGTTTTCGATACCTGAAGTTGTCAGATATTTCATTTTTACGTCTTGTTGTTTCTTTTCTTTAGCAATTCTTCTTAAAAAAGCATACCAAGAGATTTGCGTAAAGTAAGCAAAGGCATTTGGTTTGCCTGTTCGAGTAGCCGCTTCAATGTTGTAGTTATTTATAGCTTTCAAACAATTTTCAACTGCGTCCATTACCATTTCTTCGCGATAAGTGTATCGAATAAAATTTGATTTGTGAGACAAACCTTCAGCAATTCTTAGAAAACACTTTGCAATATAATCTGGTACTAGAGGAATAGTTTCTTCTTTTTCTTTAGCTTCATTAACTGTCGTAACATAGTCGACTACAGCTTGAGAAAAATCAGCGTTTTTTACGTAGTGTATGCTTTTTCTTTTAGCCATAATATAATAACTCCATTAATAATTATATTCTATCACATTCTAGTGATATTGTAAACATGTAATTTTTGATATGAATTGAAAAAATAGTTGTGTACGGATTGTGAAAACCGTGGTATAATTAATAGAGTCTGGTGAGAGAGGGGAAGGGGTACCTAATGTAATTTATTCTTATCCAACTTAGGGAATTTAATTACATTACCATCTCCATCATCAGAATCAGTACCATGCTGCATATTTTCTAAAAACTCTTCAAAATCTTCATCTGTGACGTCCTCTAAATTACCGCCCATCTGTTTGGCTACATCTTCAAAGTCAAAATCTTTTACTCTTCTATCTTCTTTCATACCTGCCATACTTTTGGCATAGTGTGATAACATATGGGCGCTTGGAGATGTTTCAGCTATTATATGATTTGAATTTAAAACATGTATATCCATTGGCTCGTCAACAAAAGAAAAGAACGGTCTGAACGCATAAAATCTAACTCCTCTTGAAAAATCTTCAACAACAACAACTTTCATGCAAGATCTTATTAATACGCCTGCTTCACCGATTTCAGCGCCTTGCATGATTTCGCATATGATTTCATCGTCGTTAGATAGTCTAAGTTGTTTAATTTTTGGTTCACTCATAAATCTACCCTATATGTTTTAAATTTAAATTTTTCTCTTTGGTAAATTTTCAATCGCTCTTCCCCATGTAAAGAAGCAAAATTAGTACCTGTAATATTATCTATAATGTCGTACAACTTAGTTATTGATCCATTGTCGCTTTGCCGCAGTCCCCGGCCGATTGATTGTAAAACTCGTATCTGCGATTTTGAAGGAGAAGCAAATACTATATTATGTAGATTTCGAATATTAATACCAGTACTAAAAGTTCCAAGACTAGCAACAATGATAGCTCCATCTTGTTTTTCTACTATTTTTCGTATTGCTTCTCTATCTTCAGTTTGTGTTTGACCAGATACGAAGAATATTTTTCTACCTTCTTGAGCTTTATCAGCTATTAACTGGTGTAAAGGCTTTCCATGATTTTCCACAAGATTATACAATACAAGAGTATTTCCAGTAGTACCCAAAGCCAAGTTGCGAATAAAATTGTTTCGAAGTTCGTGTTTAACAATCCAGCTAATTTCTTCTTGGTATGTTCTTTTACCGAAGTCATCTGTGTTTTTATATTTAATTTCGATTCGATCAATATTAAGATCAGCCAACGTTTTATCGTCTTGTAGGCTCCTGGTTGTAGTGACTTTATGTATCTTTCCAAAAAGGCCTTGAAGGACGAGCTCGTGGGTTTGTGTTCCATCTAATGTCCCCGTTGTACCAAATCTAAAAGCAGCTTCTGTAGCTTTATTCATAATATTCATTAATGACTTAGATTTAAATCCGTGGCATTCGTCGCCAATCACCATTCCAAATTGAGCGAACCATTCTTTAGGTAGTTTGTAAATAGATTGCCATGTAGATATACATATGGCAGAATCGAATTTCTTGTCCTTACCACTATATATACGGTGAATACCTGCAGGGTTTTGCCCGTACTCTATAAGATCGTTAGCCATCTGCTCAACCAAAGAAGTTGTTGGTACAATAACTAAAACTCGCCCAGCTTTTGGATACTGCACTCCATCCGTCAAATTCTGCAACCAAAATTTAGCTAAACAATAAATTATAAGTGATTTACCAGATCCAGTTGGAGAAAGTAATATACCTCTTTTATTATGTAGAGCGTGACATATAGCATCAAACTGATAATCACGAATTTTGAATGGAAGCTTCAAACTTTCTATCCATTCCATTATTAACTTAGGTTCAATGTGTACGGTGTCTAAAGGCCCACCATACTTAGTAGATTCTGTGCCGAGCATATAAGATCTCTGCTTACAAAATTCTGAAAGTAAAAAGAATAAACCAGCTGGTAATTCCCCAGTGTTTACATCAAAGAGACGTATCTTTCCATCCCACATTCTGTTTTTGAATGCAGGCATAAATTTATAACCAGGAACAAAGAAAGAAAAGAATTCTCTCAGTTCTGCTGCTATACCGCTATTACATTGTACGTGTAAATTAGCGTGGTTTAATTTCCGGACTCGAATTGTTTCCATTTGATCATATTACTTATTGTTTGATGCCGCCAATTGAGGTTATTAATTATTTCTTGTAATGTCTCAACGACAGTTTTATAATATTGTATTTTTTCTTCTGATTTTTGAATTTCAGGATCTGCATCATAATAATAATCCATTTCACCTTTAAGTATTTTCATACCGTCAAATGGATCTAATTTCCATCCAGATTCTTTAATTTCTTCTTCAGACATTTTTCCATTATAATATAACCACTTTTGTTTAAGCAAAACTTTTTGCGTAAACTCAGCACGTTTTAACATAAGCTTTGATGTGGAAAGATATTGGAGATATTTACCGTGTAGCATCGGTGTATCTCTGGAAGTTTCATCTAAATGATGTTCATTAATAGTATTTTCACTTCGCCATTCTGCGAGAATTTTTTCTAAGTTCATTATATAATACCTATACTAGTTCAAAGTAGCTAAATCTAAAAGATGCTCCAAATGTGAGGAAATCAGTACCAGCTGAAGTCGTTTGAAACTGTATATCTGTAAGAGCTACAGGCATACAATCTATATATCTAACTTGTTTAGTTTGATTATTGTGGCTAGACAAAATAGATAGAGTGATGTCAGATACTGTTGGAGGCCGTAATCCAGCCTGCTGTAATCTTGAATTTTCGTTATTATCTAGATTTGTTCTCATCCATTGGTACATTTCATCATAGGCCTCCATATTTTCGTCAAGGATAATATTAGCTAACAATTCGTTGAATGTTAATTTATCACCTACAAATGGAATTGATTGAAGTTTTCTAAAAGGAACTTCAACAGCGTTCATGATCATACCCGGATGCGTAAAATCTTGGCAGAAGAACTCCAAGTTTGGAAAGTTTTTCCGATCGATAGTTATCTTAAAACTGGTCGGTTGAAGATAATTTATGTTTTGTGTTAATGTAGCCATGTATCTATTTATACCGCTTTAAATAAAAAAAGAGGGACCGAAGTCCCTCTAAGTTAACGTAGTTTGTTTTTTATTAAGAACCTAGAATGTCGTCGACTCTGAAGATTCTGTAGTACTGGTTAGTTTTAACAGCAGCAAGACCATCACGGCCAGACGTGTTGCCAACATCTACGAATGGGTTTGACACCATGCCGTAACGTGTTTTGAAACCAATTTTTGGTTGGAATGTATCTTCACCAACTGCACGTACCATAGTTAGCGGTACATATGGGCAATAGAATACACCAGCGTCGTATGGGTTAGTACCTTTATAACCGACAGTGCAATAATCATTAGTTGCATATGGGTCAATATATACTTTAGTACGACCATTCATAACACCTGCAAAAGTGTTACCTGTGTCATCAACATTGAGGTTAGTTGAAAGTGCTGGAGTATAATCCANCATGCCAGCTGCAGCTAAAGATGAAGCAACATCGCTTGAGCAGATCATAAAGTTACCTTTACCTCTACGTGTTTCTTTAGCGATTACGTTTGATTCACGTTCGATCTGCATGATCAAACCTTTAAACTTCTCTACTGACCAACGACCATCTGCATCTGTTTGTACGTTAAAGATACCGTTGATTGCTGTATTAGAAGTTTGTGCACCAAGCTTAGCTTGTGAGTTGATTGTTCTGATAACTTCACGGTTGATTTCAGCCATGATTTCAGTTGACAGAATGTTAGCCAACTCAGTTTCAGCGTCAAGACCATGAATTGCTTTCAAGTCTTGTGCTAATTCCAAGCTATACTCTGCTTTCAACGCACGTGACTTCGCAGTCACAGTTGCTTTTTCAATGGTGAAACCCATTTCGTTGAATGCAGAACCACCTGCAGAACCCAGAGCTTCAGCATCGCCCAAAGGCATTGCAGAACCTGCGAGTGCAGAAGATACGGAGTCAGCGATTGTGCTGTCACCATCACCATCCACAGCGCTACCAAGACCTGAACCATCTGCTGGTTGTGTAAAGCCTGAGTCGCCTGAGTATCCAGTTGCAGCTTCGCCAAACAACGCTTCGTCGTCAACTGACAGCCCATTTGCAGCTGTCTTATAACGTGAACGCATTGCAAAGATAAGACCTGTTGGTCCTGTCATTGGCTGAACGCCACAAACGTCATATGCCATTAGATTAGGCATTGCACGTCGTACAAGAGCGATAAGAATTGGATTCCAGTTAGCAGCAGCTGTAGTGTTACTTGTAGGTGCAGCCTCTGTAATCATGCCCTCTTCGCGCATTGCTTTTTCTTGGTTCTCAAGAATTGCTGCAGTTACAGCTCTTCTGTGAGGATCTTTAATAGAGCCAGCAGATTCTTCATTGAGAACTGGTGACCATTTTTCGACTAGTTTATCGTATGCTACTTGCATTATTGGATTACTCCCTATTAGTTTGTCTAATTGCAGAAAGGTATTGACCCATAGTATCGCTAGGTGCAATTACGACACCTTCGTCAATATCAGTTGGATCCAGATCTGCAGATTCGGAAACGGACTTTTTGAAATATGATTCTTTAACAGTAGCTACTTTCTTAGCGAAAGTTTCCATATCGTCGAAATCGATATCTTCAACAAGACCTTTTAGTTTTTCAACTTGAGTTTCGGCAAGATCTTTAGTAGCTTCACGGATAACCGCTTCGCGTTTAAAGGTCTCTAGCTCTTCGGCCATTTCAATAGCATCACCAGTTTGCTTGTTGAGTTTTACTTCAAGCTCTTCAACTGTTTCAGCCAATTCGTCAACTAGGTCAACTTTTGACTCAGGTACTTCGATATAAGACTCTGTGAATAGATCTTTCAAACTATTCATGAACTTCTCGGCAATCTCTGTACGTAGACCTGACTGAACGGCAACTTTGTTATCGTCCATCCAACCTTCAACTACATAGTTGAGGTAGTTGTCTACTTTTTCTACAAGTTCGTCTTTAGTAGCAGTTACTTCTGCTTCTAATTCCTCATTGTATTTTTCCTCAAGGCGATCAACTTCTTCAACCAGCTTCGATTTGATAGCTGCCTCAAAAATTGTACCTGCTTTATCCTTGAACTCTTCGCTTAGAGTTGCTTCATCAGCAATCAACGCGTTAAGATCTTCAGAAAAATCAGCTTCATAATCGATTGATTCAGCGGCAGATACCACCTCACCAGATTCGATTTCTTCAGCAAACATTTTTCCGTATAGCTCGGACATTTCAGCTTTAGTCATTTTAGACATATGCTGAAAAGCAGAATTAATCATTCCGCTCTTTGTTCCGGGCAATGGACTTGCAGGAGCTTTTACCATAGGATCAGAAGATCCTTTATCACCTTTACGCTTTTTGGACTTAGGTCCTTTGTCACCTGCAGCGTCTACAGATGCAACGGACTGTGCCTCAGCGTTTTTAGGATCGTGAGCTTCTTCCACGACTTCGTCTGTTACTTGGTCATGGAGTTCAGCATCCTGATCTTCGATTTGGTTTAAATCAGTCATACATGACTCCTTTTAATGTTTAGATTTAAGTAACGAGAGGAAATTCTTAAACTCACGAACCTCTGTTTGGTACAGATTTGTCCGCGAAGTGTTTTTAATTTCAGTCTCCATTTTTTCAATTGCTCTTTGCTCAATAATACCGTTGTTCCATACCCACTCAACACCTTCCATAACTCCATTAACAAAAGCACTAGGTGCGGAGGGATCCTGAACAATATCTACTGCATTGAGTAGAAAGTCGTCTTTGACAACCATTGCGTCATTAGTTCGCTGTAAGCTTCCCATACCACGAGTCGAAACGCCCAGTTGAACACCGCCTTGGAGTAGACCTTGTACGATCATTCCCATTGGAGTATCCAATACTGTCGCTTTTCCCACAACATTGTTCCCCGACCAGTCGAGGCTTTCAATCTTGTGTGAAACTTTATCCAGATTAATAGTTGGTCCTTCAGGGTGGTTTAGTTCCCCTACTGCTCTACCCTTTATGACCTGCTCAACATTGTATTTATTAACAGCAGATTCCATTACGTTTCTTGGGTAAATGCGTCCATTTCTATTCTTCTGTTCTGCGGACATAAACACGCCTTCAATAGAATACTTTTTAGACCCGTCTTTGCGAGCCTCGGTAAGTACCTCTAAATGATCTTCTGTATATTCCGCAATTAATCTCATTTAATTTCCTTATATTGCTTAATGAATGTTTCGGCCGCTTTAAAAGCTTCTCTCTCAGATCTGTAAGAATCTAATTGATCGCCGTCTACATAAGCAACATATTTTCCTTTTTCTTGTGCTACTACCACGTTAATACGATTAAAGGATCTGCTTTTTCCTTTAATTTTTGTTTTTCGTAAAGAATTAAAACGTTTCATTTTCTTACTACTATTTATAACAATGTTACTTTTGACTATCCAAAGACACTAGGTATCTAAGAATTCGAGTATTAACACTACCATCTCTATTTTCAGTCGTCACGGTCTCTGTCTCCCACTTCGACTTCCACATCTTCACTGGACTCTTCTTGATCGTCTTCTTGATCCTCCACTTCGTCATCGTCACTTTCCCCCTCTAGGTCCAGCTCCAACTGTTCTTCGGCACCATTATATATTTGGTCAGCTAATCTAATTTGCTCTTGATCTAATGCATGAGTTACTTTAGCACCCATAATTTCCCCAAAGATTTCATTTGCTTTGTTGTAATCTTTTTCAAGAGCGTGTTGAATCATATCAGTTGTCATTGCGGTCATTATTATCACTTTCTTTATCTGGGTCTATTTCGCCACTGGCGGTTTCTTTAGTAATAGCATCTTTCATGCTTTTAATTTCTTCGTCATCCAAAAGCAGAACATGTTTATATATAAACTCTTTAGAGAAGAACTCGCCAACGTATTGTTGCATTTGATCAAGTGTTTGAATTTTTTCTCTAAGTAGCTCTGCGTCTTTTAATTCTGTGAAATGATTGTCGCGTACATAATCTACTACTAAATCATTTTTAATGTTATCCCAATCTTCTTCGGCGATGATACCTTTTAAGACTAGTTGTGTTTTAAGAATACCATAAAACAATTGCGAAAATCTGCGACGTATTCTGTCAATAAATTTTTGAAATTTAAGCTCATCTCTTGATATTTCTGTAGACCTGCCTAAGCTAAATTGCGCTTCTTGCTCTAATCTAGCTAGAGGTACATTTAGAGCTCTATACATTCTTTTCTGGAAATATATAATATCGTCTATTTGACCAAGATTTTCGCCACCTGGAAGTGTAGAAATTTCTGTTCCACGGCCGCCCTCTCGCCGAGGGAGCCAAAAATCTTCAA